GCCGCCGGAGGTCTGCTTTTCAAAGGTGGTGTCAAAGCCGTACTCGGTGCCCAGCTCAAGGCGGGGCCACGGCTTTGCGGCGCTCACAAGGCTGCGCATGGCGGCTTCCGCATTCTGGTTCTTGATGCTCACCGCAGACACCCGCTTGGTCAGCAGCCACGTTGCCGGGTAGCCGCTCACGACCAAATTCGCGTCCGTGTTCTGGTTGGCGCGGGAGCAGATGCGCATGGGGATGCGGGGGTTCTCGTCGCTGCGCACCAGCCAGCGGCCCTCCTGCAAAAGCTGCAAATTCTCGGGGGTGGGGCGCACCTCAAGGGTAAAGCTGCCCTCGGAGTAGTAGGGGC